ATCGCCTACAACCGTCTGTATAACTGTAGGGTTGTATTGACGCCCCTACAATACATACAAGCGTCTGCCCTAGCGTAGGGTATAGCCGTCCGCTTTTATAGTCCCATAGTCTAGACATAGTTCCGGCACGGTTGCGCTTACAGTTGTAGCAACGGTCTAGTTGTATTGATCATGTGTATGCATAGTAAGTATGATCATTGTATGCAACCGTGGTGTAACTATGTCTAGACTATTGTGGGACTCTATGGTATATGTATTGTATTGTATTGAGGGTATGCTTGAACCATTGCGGGGAGCATGCATATGTGTGTAAGCCCATACCCCCCTACTAAAACGCGCTTTGAGGCCACGTCTGACCCCGCGCGAAATTGGAGTAAATCTCAGAAAACAAAATATTTTTTATTTTTTTTCACAATTTTCAACAGTTCAATAATACTCGCAACGAACAAAAATACAAAATATTAAGACAAAAATACAAATAGTAGTAGTTAATGGTTAACACATAGTGTATAAATATCTTTGTGGGTGATGAACCCATGTTTCATTGTTCTTTTCTTTCTACACATTGTTTAACACACTCTCCGCCCCACCTTGATACGCGCTCAAGGTGGGGTTTTTCTTTTTAACCGCTAAATACCACTACATAACCAATATATCGGTATCAAAGTGGCTAAAAAACCAACACAACAACCACCAACACCTATCGAACCACAGGAAGTTACACCTGAAGAAGTTGCACAACTTCAACAGGCTGAAAAGAACCGCTTAGAACAGATCAGAATTATTGAAGAACTCATTGCACTCGAAACAGCAACAGAATCTTTCAAAGGTTGGTGTGAATACGTTCTTGGGCTTGAAGGTTTAGTTCCACCAAAACATGCCTACGTTATGATTGACGAACTTGAAAAGGTTGCAACAGGTGAAAATCGCCGCCTGATTATGAACCTTCCACCTGGATACGCGAAATCTATCTTTACGTCGATCCTGTTTCCACCTTACTTTATTTTAAAAAACCCAAAGTGCAGTGTCATTGGTGCGTCTAACACGATCGCTCTTGCGACGAAGTTCAGTCGTAAAGCCCGTGATATGATCAAACAACACACAGACACGATCGACTACGAACTTGACCCTGATCAAAAAGCTGCAACGGCTTGGAAAACAACCACTGGTGCAGAGTATATCGCTGTTGGTGCAGGTTCGTCCATTCTTGGTAACCGTGCTGACCTGTTCTTGATTGACGATCCGTACGCCTCTATGCGTGACGCATCTAACCCAACCAAACAGACTGAAATCTGGGATTGGTTCAAGTCTGACGTGTTCTCTCGTCAAAAAGACAAGAAGAGCCGCATCGTCATCGTTATGACCCGTTTCCATCAGACAGACCTCGTTGGGCAGATACTCCAAGAGCAGCCTGACCAGTGGAAAGTGGTTCGTATCCCTTGCATCTGCGAAGACGAAGAGACTGACCCTGTTGGACGAAAAGTAGGGGAATATCTCTGGGCAGACGTTAAGTCCCCAGCAGACGCTGACATTGCCCGCCGTTTGGGTGGTGAGCGCAACTGGGTAGGCAACTATCAACAGAGACCAGCCCCAGACGAGGGGAACATGTTCGACGTGACTAAGTTAGAGATCGTCAACACCATCCCCCACAGACCCGATGAGAACGCCGTCTCACGCCCTATTCCAATCGTAGCCACATCCAGAGCTTGGGACATCGCGGTCAACGAGGGAAAGGGAGATTATCTTGTTGGTATTCTCTTTCACCGTCTCGCAGACGGTCGTTTCTATGTTGAGGATATAGTTCGGGAACGTGGTGGACCACAAGTCGTTGAGCAACTAATCCTAAAAACAGCCGCCGAAGACCGTGCTAAACACGGTCGGGTTATTATCTTTCTACCAGAAGATCCTGCTGCTGCTGGTAAGTTGGTTGTATCGTATCTTACAAGAGCGTTAGCAGGTTTCATCGTCAAGAGTGAAGCCATTCGTGGTGACAAAGAAACACTAGCCATGCCTGTTGCCTCTCAATGCAACATCGGCAACATCTTAATGAAGAAAGCAAAGTGGAACGACGACTTCAAACAAGAGCTTATGTTGTTTCCTGCCTCTAAATATGATGACCAAGTTGACGCACTTGCTTACGCCTTTACCATGATTTGTGCTCCACCTAAGCAGACTGAACAGATTTATTTTGACTGGTTTAATAGATGAAAACTTTTGAGTTTGGTGAAATCGCCGCCCTAGACGACAACTACTATTCAGCTTTGACAATATCGCGAAAACCAAAAGAGATGGACTATCTCTACGCAATGGACAGAGCAGCCTACTACGTCAAGTTAGACTCCCCCACTTTCAACACAATGGCGTCTTTTCAACTCATCTCTATTCTCAGTTCAACACCTATCGACGTTGTAGCAGGTTTACGAGTTGAACTACTCATGGAAATCCTCTGCTACATACTAAACAACGGTAAATAGCAGTATGACAAATAATATTCTTGCAAAATTCACACCTGATGGTGACCTACCACGTCGCGCCCATGATCTAGATATGCGTAAGCGTATTCTCAACGGAACGTTATATGACGATGCAGTGTCACTCTTCGCAATGAACGCTTACCACATGGATCGTGTTGGTAAAATGCACGTTCCTGAACACGACCGTGTGCCTGCTGTTAAGGTTGGTCTCTCACTAATCATTCAGGTTATTGAAGACTGTTCAGCGTTTCTTTTTGGTGAAGGACGTTTCCCAACAGTCGAAACAACAGACCGTGAAACCCGCGCACTGTTGGCACAACTGTTTAAAGAAACGAACATACGTCAGTTGTTCCAAAATGCTGTTATGGCTGGTTCCATTGGTTCAACCGCTATTCAATTCAGAGTTCTGAAAAGTAAGGTCTATCTTGATCTACTCGACACAACCTATCTCACACCATTTTATTTTGCCGACGCACCAGACACATTGGAAAAGGTTGTTGAAAAATACAAAATCTTAGGAAGAGACCTCGCTAACAACGGTTACGACATCTCTAAACAAAACGAAAACCAAATGTATTGGTTCAAGCGTGAGTTTACAACGACTGGTGAGATTTGGTACAACCCACAGCCTATCACAGAAGATAAGTCTATGACGGTTGACAAAAACCGTTCAGTGCAACATCCCCTTCAGCGTGTCCCCATTTTCTGGATTAAAAATCTCCCCGACGCTAATAATAATGTTGACGGAATGTGTCTGTTTGACCGTGCAGTGGATGCTTGCATTCAGATTGATTACCGTATTTCTGGTGCAGATCGTGCGTTAAAATATTCGTCTGATCCTATGTTGCTGCTTAAAGACTACAACATGGAAGGCTCAACCATCAACAAGAGTGCTCACACAGCCATCGTTGTCGGTGAAAAAGGTGACGCTAAGATTCTTGAAATCAGTGGTCAGTCCATTGAAGCTGTTTACAGCCACGTTGAAAAAGTCCGTGAGTTCGTTCTTGAAGTTATGCACGCGGTTCGTGCCTCTCCTGACAAAGTAGCAGCCGCAACATCTGGACTAGCACTGAAAATGCTTTACGCCCCTGTTCTGCGTGTCGCTGACAGTCAACGTTCTACATACGGTGACGCCATTCTTGGGATTGCTGAACTGTTTATTCACTGCGTCGCTGATCTCAAACTTCCAATCAAAGTTGGTGGTAAGATCGTCACTGCGATGCCTGCTGACCAAAATCTTCATCTAGATTGGCCAGATTGGTTCGGAGCATCTGCGGACGATCTATTCCAGAAGTCACAAGCACTTCTCACGCTTACATCCTCTGGGATTATGTCTACTGAGACTGCACTTCGTAACATCTCAACAGACTACGAAATTGAAGACTTGGACGATGAGAAAGCCAAGATCGACTCAATGCAAAAAGAACAAGACGCTAGAATGATTGCAACTCAAACAGCAATCAAGCCACCAACTGCGCCAAAAACTACGTCTAACCAGATTAAAAAGTAAATATTACACCACAACCAACCATAGGAAATTTTATACATGACTGAAAATACTGAAAACAACACCAACACTGGTAAACACGACCACGATATTCGTGCACTTGCTGCTGATAACGCTGCTCATGCTCGTAAGACTGTTGAGTTAGAAACTGCTCGCAAGGCATTAGAAGCTGAACTAACATCTACTAAGGCTGCTCGTGAAGCTGCTGAAGCTAAGATTACTGCAACAACTTCTAAGACACAAGAACGTATTATTCGTTCAGAGTTGAAGTCTCTTGCTAAAGAATACGGCATGGTAGATCTTGATGGATTGAAGATGCTTGATTTCTCAAAGGTTGAACTTGACGCTGACGACAACGTAATTGGTGCAGAAGACATTATCAAGGCAGCAAAAGCAAGCAAGCCATATCTCTTTAAGGACATTGATACGTCAAGTAAGGCATCCGCTCCTAAGTCAGACTCTAACAAGAAAGAAGAGTGGGATTTTAGCGATCCAAAGCAAAAGGCTCTCTTTAAGCAAAAATACGGTTATTAAGTTAACTGTTATAAATATTTTTGGAAACACATACACGGGTATTTCATGCCGTGTTTAACATTATATAGGTGATTATAAAACATGGCTATTGCAAACTTTCCTGCTGCTCTACAACCAGCTATTCAGACTAACTATCTCGATAAGCGCTTCCAGGATGGTCTTGAATCAGTTCGCGCATTTCGTGACGTTGCTGACAAGATGGTCTTCCCAGCACGTATCGGTCAAACTATTACAGACACACGTAGTGGTCTGAAGTCTCCCGTTACGACTCCAGCAAACACCGCGAACAACACTAACTTCGACAACGGTATGACACCAAGCACCATTGCTATCGAACAGTATACCGTCACTCTGAACCGTTACCAAGACACTATCGATCTTGATATGGTCGGTGACATGGTTGGGATCGCACCTCTCTTTGTTGAGAATGCTTACGTCAACGGAGTTCAGGCTGCTCAGTCTCTCGAACGTCTCGCTCGTGATGCTCTCTTTAACCCATACATGGGTGGTAATACCCGCGCTCGCGTTAGCGGCACAGGCAACACTGTTGTTTCAGTTGACGATATCCGTGGTTTTCAGACTGCACCAGTCCTTGGTGTTCAGACTGCTATTTCTGGCACAAACACACTAACTGTTACCGTTGGTGCCAACGCTTACACACTAACTGGTGTTACTGCTGACGGAACTAACGTTTCTACTGCTCCAAATGGTACCTCTGGTACTCTAACCTTCTCAGGTTCAGTGGTTGCTGGTGACGCTGTTGCAGGTACAACCATTCAGGCTGCAAACGCTTCCATTATCATTCGTCCAAATGGTCGCACAAACACCTCTGCCATCGTTGCTGGTGACCTGTTGAGCCTCGGTGCCATTCAAGACGCTCGTGCAGCACTCGAAGGCAACAACGTTCCAAAGATCAACGGTTGCTACAACTTCTATGCTGATCCTTACAGCATGCGTCAGTTGTTTGCAGACGCAGACTTCAAGGCATTGTATCGTGTTTCCGGTTCAGGCGTTCCTGCAACTATCGCTCAGGGTCACATCGTTGGTGAATTCCTTGGCGTTCGTTTTATCGCAACTACCGAAACTTATATTCAGATCGCCCCAAGCGTCCCTGGTTCAAAGATTCGCCGTGCAATCCTCGTCGGTGCAGGCGCATTGATTGAAGCTGACTTCGCTGGTATGGCAACATCCTTCGTCGGTCAGGGTCCAGTCATCGTGAAGATGGTTGATGGTATCGTAATGGTTACTCGTCAGCCTCTCGATCGTCTCGGTATGATCATCGCTCAGTCTTGGTATTGGATCGGTGGTTTTACCGCCCCATCAGATATCACTGTCTCTACGTCGATTATCCCAACCTCTTCTAACGCTGCCTTCAAAAGAGCAGTAATTATTGAACATTTGGGGTAGTCGATTATAAATATCGCTTAAATATAGTTGATATGCTAAATACCTTTATCATTAACTTGGTAAAGGTATTTTAGTATGAAGACTATTAAAGAAGACGGAACTGCACATTGCTCAAAATGTGATAGATGGAAAGAAGTTACAGAGAACTTCTATAAAAATAAGAAGGAAGGATATGGAAGTTACTGCAAGCAATGCACAAAACTTTCAGCCGTTGAGTGGCAAGTAAAAAACCCAGACAAGAAGAAAAAGTCTGATGCTGCTACTGGTCTTAAAGCCAGAACAAAGAGACGTGCTGAAAGAGAAAGTCTACGTCTCTCTGGTGTTGTGGTTCCACATCATAATAAGGGTCGCAGACATGCCCCTCGAAACCCAGGCTTTCCTATTGAAGTCCTCATTGACGATGAAGATTTTGTAATACTTGGACATCATTCATGGTCTTTAAGTGGTAATGGGTATATTCAACGTCATGTTGTTAAAGATGATGGGACTTACACAAAAGTAAGATTACATCGTGAGATTATGGGTTTCCCTGATTGTGAAGTTGACCATATCAACGGGAACCGCTTAGACAACCGACGAAATAACCTACGGTTGGCTTCTAGTCGTATTAACAATGAAAATAAATCACTAAAAGGTCAGGGTAAATCAGGTCATCTTGGTGTATCATGGCGCGCAGATATGGGTAAATGGTATGCATATGCAAAAATGGACGGTAAACCAATTAATCTTGGATTTTATTGTACTAAGGATGAAGCCGCAGAGGTAGCCAGACAATACCGAATAGCACATTATAACGGCTTCACTGACCGTCAGGACTAAAAGAAAGCACCGAAAGGTGCTTTTTTTCTAAATACCACACCATGATCTACACAAAAACCGAACTTGCACACCAAGCAGAAGTTAAAAAAGCGCGCGACGCTCAAAAACTGCTGAGGAAACAACAACAAGACATTGAAACACTCAAAATGGTTGCAGAAGTCAATGAAATTTTGGGGCAACTTGAAGACGAAGAAATAGAAGAGATTGAAGTTCCAAAGGTTGAACCACTCCAAGCAAAAGCTCTAAGAGATTTTGGTATTTCTTACAATAACTGTTTAATCTCATTCAAAGCTGGGCAGATTATAAATACATCAGACGCAATGATGCGAAACTATCTGAGGGACAACGGGTTTCCTGTTGAGTTTATATACTAATGACAATTACAACTAATGTGGGTGATGAACTCATAATTCAATCAAACGACGTAGCTTTGACCAACATTGCACATATCGTCAACGGTGTTATTGTATCATTGACCCCTGCACAGTTCAAGACTTACTGTGCAGCAAACACAGTCTATACGTTCACACACGCTTTTAGTCATCAAGTTGGTCCAAATGTCGTGCACTACGCTCAAAACAGAACTTACACACTCGACGCTACCACTAAAGCTATTCTGGTTGCTGCTAACGCACCAATGGTTTTGGTATAAAGGATAATAAAATATGTCACAAGGTTCCTCACCTCCATTCTATCCAGTTTTCACAGCTACGATTGCTGCGAATACCACAAGCCAGAACGCACTTCTTGGCTCAAACACTATTGGCTTCAACGGTGAAGCAATAATGATCTATAATAATACAACGTCCACTGCCTTCGTTGCTTTTGGTTCCGACCTAACAGTGGTTGCTAACTCTGCACTCCCTAACGCTTTTCCACTTCCTGCTAACTCACGTACGTTGCTTGATAGCAAGGCAATGAACGGAACACCAGTCTCTGTTGCAGTGATCCTGTCTTCTGGTTCTGGCAACGTCTACGTTACTCGTGGTCAAGGCACAAATTACTAATATGGTTGATACAACAACATACACGTTCACAGATACCCAACTTGCGGACATTATACGTTTTGCTGGTTACCCACCAATGGGAAATCAGTTGACGGGTATGTCGTCTTGGCACTTCTTTCAGGAATACGGTCTTTTAAAGTTCCGCAGCGCAAACTACACGAACACCGAAGGGGCTATCATAGTTAACTGGTTAGGAAATCTAAACACACTTGAACAGAACTGGATCAACGTTGGTATCACTGGTGATATGGATATGAAAAAAGTTGGTCCATATGAACGTGATCTTGACGAAGAACGTAAGCGTTATAAACTTTTAATACGTGCTCAACGTAGATTTTGTGCCATTCTTGGTATACCTCCTGGTGATGGAATAGACGATATTGGCACAGCGACGATTGTGGCGTAATACCGATGGTTACAGCTACAACCGTTCAAACCAAACTTGATAGAGCTTACGGAAAACTCTCTATGAAAATTGGAGTAACGTGCTCACTCTATCGTGCAACTGATTTTGCGAACGCTATCACTGGGGCAACTCTTGTATCCAGCAACGTTGCTGTAAGATTTGATCCCATGGAAGACTTCAAAGCACAGCAATTCAACGGTTACGGACATCCTGTTTGGACTGCTGCCCTTGATCGTACAACCTATGGAACTCAAGTTGGTGATTATCTGGTCACAACGTCAGGTGACACATACTTTATCGCGACACAACAGTCACTTCTTCCAACAGCAGTGGTATCGACCAATCGTGTTATATCTGTCTTTCGTCCACAGGCTACATTAGTTACAAACACTACTAACACCTATCGCTTCAGCCGTTTGACGCCTAATAAGGGTCAAACACTTAACAACCCAATTATGTTGGGCTTCCCATGTTCTATGTTAGCTGGTACGAAAGGTGAGCGTGAAGAAAGTGGCATTCCGCTTGGAACTCGTGAACCTTGGTGTGCAATCCTGCTACCTTTTAATAATGCAACACCGCTTTCAATCCTTGGTGCAGGCTATACGCCCTTTGGTGGTGCCGTTCTGGATAGTTCAGTTCTGCCGATTGTAGAAACTGTCATTATGACGGGTGATCTCATTCAAGACGATCTGGGGATAGAATGGGAAGTGTCAAGCGTTGAACTGACAGACCTTGGTTATCGTATAACAGCAGCAAGGGCGTCAGTATAAGATGGCAGATATTTCAGATGTTTGTAATATGTTGGTTAATACAATCAGCTATACGCTTTGGTCAAGTCCTACACCCGGTATCGCTCAAACCACTGGAACCAATGGTTTGGTTGTTGTCGCCCGTGATGAACCATCGGGTAATGAAATTGATAGTGCTCTTAAGAACCAAATTTCCTACGTCACCGTCTGTCCAATGGTTGGTATGCAACGTCTTACCACACGTTTTATAAACCCCGTTGATGTTGTCTACACGGTTCCTGTCACGTTGACGACTAACGTTTCAATCAACCATTGCACGTTCGGTGGCAACGCCACATCTGGACAAATGGTTGGTATAGGTGTTGGTAAGCATGGCTATGCTTACGCCTGTAACTCCACTGATAATACAGTCACTATTGCGACTAATATGGCGTCTATCATTCCTAACGCTACGTCAAACGCGTCAACGATAACTCTACCAACTGATCTTTTTTCCGTCAATGTTGTGGGTAACACTACCATCAACACTGAAGTTCGTCGTCAAAAAGCAGTCTTTGAAGTGACTGTGTGGTCATACGATCCAGATGTGTTGGATAGTGTTGCGTCCATTGTTGATTTAATGTTTGCTTCAACGCGCGCGTTCCTATTACCAGACGGTTCTTATACAAACATTCCAGAATATTTTGGTTCTGATCAGAGATTTGGATCAGAAAGAGCAGATCTTTTTAGACGCATTTTGCGTTATACAATTGAATACCCAACTATCGTAACGACAATTCTACCAAGTCTGTTATTCACTGGCGGAAACATCGCTAACGTTACAACTTGGGGTAATATCTAAAAAGAACGCTATAGCAGCGCTGGTAATAAATATCTCTACTAACAGATTTTTATTATTAAGGTGAACACCAGTGGCTGTCTATCAGTTCGGATCTCTCAATACTACCGCATTAACGGTTCCTGGACTCTACGTCGAGGTTGTACCGCCAGCAGGAACACTTTTGAACGGTGTTCCAACTAACGTTCTTGGAATTGTTGGAACTGCCTCTTGGGGACCAGTTAACCAGCCAGTTATCATCAGCGGAACTCAGTCTTATAGCCAAGTTTTCGGCACTCTGCAAAATCGCACATTTGACATGGGCACACCTGTTGCAACAGCAGCCCTTCAAGGCGCAAATAACTTCCGCTGTGTTCGCGTCACTGACGGAACTGATACAGCGGCTTCAAACACAGTGCTCACTAACTGCGTTACATTCACAAGTAAATACACTGGTTCAACAGGTAATAACATCGTCGTAGCCATTGCAAACGGTGCTGCTGCAAACTCTTACTCACTGGCTGTTTCAATGCCAGGAATGCTACAAGAATATTACAATAACCTGACTGGAACTGGTGCTGCTCTCTGGAGCAACATAGCGAACGCTGTAAACAACGGTCAGTCAACCCTACGCGGACCTTCTCAGATTATCTCAGCGACCGCTGGTGGTGGATCAACAGCCCCAACCCTAACCTCCTACGTCCTGCTCGGTGGCACTGACGGTGCCTCTGGTGCCAACGCCTCTACGCTCGTCGGACAGGACGTAAACGGCTCTCGTCAAGGCATGTATGCCCTTCGTGGTCAAGGCTGCTCAGTTGGTATGCTGGCTGACGTTACCGCCTATACAAACTGGTCAACCATTTCTGCATTCGGTCTATCCGAAGCGATCTACATGATCCAGAACGGTCCTGCTGGTGAGTCCATTACCTCTGCAACTGGAAACCTTGCTGCTGCTGGTGTTGATTCCTACTCATTCAAACCAATGCTTGGTGACTGGATGTATTGGCTTGATCCAGTAAACGGTCTTCGTTTGGTCGGTCCTCAGTCCTTCATCGCTGGTCTGCTTTCAAACCTATCCCCTCAGAACTCTACTCTGAATAAGGTTCTATACGGTATCTCTGGAACACAAAAGTCAGGTCTTCCAGGTTCAGGTATTTTCCAGACCTATTCACAAGCAGAACTTCAAGCTCTTGCTGCCGCACGTCTTGATGTGATTGCAAACCCATGCCCAGGTGGTTCTTACTACGGTTCGCAGTTCGGTCACAACTCGTCTTCGAATTTGGTTGTTCATGGTGACAACTACACTCGTATGACTAACTATATTTCTACAACGATTGCTGCTGGTCTTGGTATCTATGTTGGACAGGTGATCAACACCTCACTGTTCCAAAATATCACAGCTACAATCAACGCATTCATGGCTGCACTACTTCAGCAAGGTCTGCTGGCTCGTACGTCAACAGGTGGTCTACCTTACTCGGTCACATGTAACGCTTCGAATAACCCACAAACACGAACAGCACTTGGTTACGTTCAGTGCGATGTTTCTGCTCAGTATCAGGGTATTAACGAACAGTTCATTGTGAATATTCAAGGCGGTTCTTCTGTTGTTGTCTCTTCAAACGTCCTGCCACAATAATTTTAAAGGTATATAAAACATGGCTATTTCAAACGGCAATTATAGTTTCGCTACAGGACGTGATAATAAAGTTATTATTAACGGACCAAGTGGTAAAATCAGTCTACCAAACGTTATCAGTTTCATGAGCAAGCCAGAATGGACTGATATTAAGTCTACTCGTATGGACGGCGTTAAACTTAACGCTGCACTACCAGATGGCTGGTCTGGTGAACTCGAACTCGTTCGTGGTGACCAAGGTGTTGATCAGTTGATGTTGGCTATCGAGTCAGCATGGCTTGATCAAGGCACTTACAACACATTCACAATCTATCAGTTTATCACTGAAAAAGACCAATCAGTTTCAACGTGGGAATACGCTGCTGTCGCTCTAAAAGTTGCCGATGCTGGTGACTGGAAAGGTGACGCGGACGTTAAGCAGAAGATTACATTCGAAGCCCAGCGTAGAAATAAAGTCTAATACTATAACCACACAACCAACCAAACAGGACTAAAATATTATGGCTCTAATCGAAATCGCTGCTCCACAAGAGCAAAACACGACCGATACACTCGGTCGTGTTATTACTTTTAAAAAGATGACGGCTCTTGAAAAGACACGTTTGTACCGTGTTCTTGGTGAAGATTCGGCAAACCCGATGTATATGCTTGATATGATGATCGCTGCTGTTGTCAGCGATATCGACGGTGTTCCAACACCTCCAAAGACAACAATAGCTATGCTTGAATCAACGATTGAACGTCTATCTGACGAAGGCATGAATGCAGTAAAGACGGCTCTATTATCAAACCAAAAGCAGAACACACTTCAGGCTGACGTAAAAAACTAATAAACCAATCGGACTTTGAATTCGCTGTCTTCATGGTTACCAAGGGTTTCAGTGAAGACGTGGCTTTCGGGTGTAGTGAAGAGTTCCGATTGGCTACTGTTATTACGTTAATGAAATTCGACGGTAAAGACTTTGATTGGGACGATTGGGCATTTAAGAAGATGGAACGATGAACTTAGCTGAACTTTCAAAAATCCTTTTGGAAATGACTGTTGTTTCAAGACTTGAGCACCATGAAATGCAAGAAGGCTTAGAAAAAGCTGCTGTTGTCGTTGAAACTGCTGCTAAACATCTTATCGGTCAAGAGAACGTTCCCGCTGCTGGTCCGTATCCAGCATGGGCACCTCTCGCACAATCAACAATAGAAGAAAAAGAGAAACTTGGCTACACGGGTCAAGTTTCCGAAACCGATCCACTATTAAGAACGGGTGAACTACGTGAAAGTATCAGACACGTAGTTGGTCATAACGAAGCTGTTGTCGGATCTGATTTAGATAAAGCACTTGAACAGGAAATGGGCACTGAGAGAATACCCGCACGTCATTACCTTGGAACAGCACTTTATCAGAATGCACCAGAAGTCGAGAAAATACTTGGTGAACATTTTTTCCATAAGTTAGTTAGACGTTGATCAGACCTAAATACCACTCGAATACATACGTGATTAGGGTAGTTAATGATTGAATCAATGAAGGTGCTGATAGCGATGGGTATTACCACCAGCGGCTTTGAGTCCGTTGGTGTTCTCGCACGTCAGTTTCTCGGTCTACAGGGTAATGTTGACAGAGCGTCGAAGCAGATTGCGAGTTTTCGCACGTTGGTTGTTGGTCTTTCGTCTGTAAAGTTCGGTGAGAACATCGAAAAAGGCATTTGGAATGCAATTGCTGCTAACCGTGAACTAAACACTGAAATCGAAAGAACAAAACAGTTAGGTGGTGAATTCGCTGCCAACGTAGATAAAACACATACACAGGTTGTAAAGTCGTCTGCTGAAGTCCCAATGTTCTCTCACTCAGAGGGAATGAGACTTGCTAAGGAACTTGGTCCAGTTCTTCAGCACCCAGACCTTGTAAATGATATTCTCACACAAGCTGAAAAGACTGCTTTCGTGATCTCGAACGCAACTGGTGAAAACCGTGAAGAGATCATGAAGAACCTCATGAAAACTGCCGATACCAGAGCAGCCATTTATTCGATTGGTGCAGACGGAAAGGAACATGTTGATCAAGCAAAGTTAATGGCTGAATTTGATGCATACGCCAAAGCCCTGAAAATGGGTAATGGAATGATGAACTCTGCTGATCTATTGCAGGTAGCTCGTCAAGGTGGTGTGCCTGTTAAAACCATGTCGCCAGAAGCCTTCTCTGTAGACGCGGTAGAAGCTGGTATACAGATGGGGTTCAGTAAGTTCGGAACAGCGTTGACAGGTTTATTCCAACAGTTCGTTGGTGGAACCATGAAAAAGGCTGTTGCAGAACATCTAACAGAAGCTGGTCTGTTAAAATCTAACGAATGGCATTCAGGGAAAAGTGGTGGTGTAGTTATTAACGGTTCTGCTGCTGGACGTTTTGAGAAAGTATTACAGAACCCTGAAGAATGGGCAACCACTGGTGCGGGCGGTGCTGCTA